GGTTTTGGAACAAGTTTTAAGGCAGAAAATGATAAAATTAAATAGAAATGAAAATAGAAAAAAGAAAAATCAGTGAATTAATAAAAGCAGAGTACAATCCAAGAAAAATTTCAGTAGTTCAACTCCAAGAACTGAAAGATGGAATTGAAGAGTTTGGATTAGTATCTCCTTTAGTTGTAAATGAAAATCCAGAAAGAAAAAATGTTATTGTTGGAGGTCATCAAAGATTGAAGCTCTGGGAGGAATTAGGAAACAAAGAAGTGGATTGTAGTATTGTAAATTTGCCATTAGACAAAGAAAGAAAATTAAATATTAAATTAAATAAAAACGGAGGAACTTTTGATGATGATTTGTTAAAAGAATTTTTTGATTATGAAGAATTGATTGAGTGGGGATTTACAGTTTCTGAATTATTTGTTGATCCAGATAATTTAACAGATTCATTCAGTTTACCAGAAGGAGATAAAGATCCATTTCAACAAATTAGTTTTGTTTTAGCTAATAATCAAGCTGATAAAGTAAAAAAAGCAATAGGTAAAATAAAAGAAACAGAAGAAATAAAACTTGTTGAAAAATTTGGAAATGAAAATAGTAATGGAAACTCTTTGTATTTAATTATAACACAATGGGAAGAGCAAAGGAAATAATAATTAAAGTTTTACCTGCTGAAGTTGCAAATAACTTTGTTAGGAAAAATCATTATAGTGGGAAGGTTGTTCCAAACAGTAAACTTCATTTTGGATGCTTTTTAGATAATAAATTGCATGGAGTTCTTAGTTATGGCACTTCCATGCAAAAAAGCAAAATAATAGGGTTGGTAAAACCGTGTTTGTGGAACGAGATGTTAGAATTAAACAGAATGGCTTTTGATGATTATTTGCCAAAATATTCAGAAAGTAGATGTATATCTATAACGATTAAGTTGTTAAAAAAACACGCTCCTCATATTAAATGGATTCTTACATATGCGGACGGTTGTCAGTGTGGAGACGGAACAATATACAGAGCGAGTGGGTTTAAGTTAGTTGGGATTAAAAAAAACACAACATTATTAAAAATGCCAAATGGAAAAATAATAGCAGACAAAACTCTAAACAATAAAAGTTATATAAAAAAAGGACAAAGTGCTAGTTATTGGAAAAAAAGGGGAGCTAATCCAATCATGGGGAATCAATTAAAATATATTTATTTAATAGATAAAAAATGCACTATTACTGTTCCTATACTTCCTTTTTCTGAAATTGATAAAATTGGAGCTGGTATGTATAAAGGTGAAAAAATAACATTAAAAGAAAGACAAAATTAGTATGATAAGTATAAAATGCGTTAGAGGTGTAATGGCTGCACGCTCAACAATCCAGTTGAGAGGAGATGTTCGATTCAATCCTAGCGCTCTATTTAATTTTTATGGCAAAAGGTAGAAAGAAAATACCAACAAAAATAAAAGAGATGCAGGGAACTGTTGAGAAAAGCAGATCAATTGAAAATGAAATGGTTGTTGATTTAGTTTCTGATATTCCCACTGCTCCAGATTGGCTTTCTGAAATAGGAAAAGAAGAATGGAATAAAGTATCTTCTCAATTATATAATATTGGAATGCTTCATAATGTGGACCTTTTATTGGTGGCTGCTTATTGTAATGAAATGAGTTTGTATATTGAAACGGAAACTATGCTCAGAAACAAAGGAAGGATTCAAGCATTTAGAAATCCAGATGGAACATTAAAACATGCTCAAGCAGTTCCTTATCAAAAAATTGCAAAAGATGCATTAAACTCAGCTCTTAAATTGGCAACTCAATTTGGTTTAACTCCAGTTGCTAGAGCGTCAATTGCTGCTCCAGTCTTGAATAACAATACTCAGATAAATAATTATTTTGACTAATAAAATACACAATGAAAATTGTTTAGAAACAATGAAAAGAATGGATGATTGTTTTATTGATTTAACAATTACAAGCCCTCCTTATGATAATTTAAGAAATTACAATGGGTATGAATTTGAATTTGAAAAGATTGCAAAAGAACTTTTTAGAGTTACAAAATATGGTGGAGTTGTGGTTTGGATTGTTGGAGATGCAACTATTAACGGAAGTGAAACGGGTACAAGTTTCAAACAAGCTTTATATTTTAAGGAATGCGGATTTAATTTGCATGATACTATGATTTATCAAAAAAATTCCCCTCCATATAATAATAAAAGATACGAACAAAATTTTGAATATATGTTTATTTTGTGTAAAGGAAAAATTAAAATATTTAATCCTATAATGAGAAAAAAAATATATACAGATACAAGAAAAGATACTAATATGAAGAGAAAAAAAAATGGAGAATTTAGTAAAGGTTTTAGAAGTAAAAGTAAAGAAACTATAAAAGGAAATATATGGAAATATTCGGTTGGTGGTGGTATTTCATCAGAAGATAAAATTAGTTTTTCTCATCCTGCTATTTTCCCAGAACAATTAGCAAAAGAACATATTTACAGTTGGAGCAATGAGGGAGATTTAGTATATGATTGTTTTATGGGAAGTGGAACAACTGCAAAGATGGCTCACTTACAAAAAAGAAATTGGATTGGATCTGAAATTTCAAAAGAATATACAGAGTTGGCAAATAAAAGAATTGAAAAATATATTAATCAAACAACTTTATTTTGACTAAGTTTTATTTTGATAAAAAAGCTGCTTCAAAAGCAATAAATTTTATTGAAACTTTTTGTACTCACACAAAAGGCGAACTAACTGGAACTCCTTTACTTTTAGAAGATTGGCAAAAGAAAATAATTGGAGATTTATTTGGTTGGAAACAAGAGAATGGATTGAGGAAATATAGAACAGCCTTTATTGAAGTACCAAGAAAGAACGGAAAATCAACTCTATGTGCTGCAATAGCTTTGTATATGTTATTTGCAGATAGTGAAAGGGGATCAGAAGTTTACTCAGCGGCAGGAGATAGAGCTCAAGCGGGAATAGTTTTTGAGATAGCAAAACAAATGATTCTTAAAAATTCTGAATTAATTAAGCGTTCAAAAGTATTTAGAAACTCAATTACAAACGAAAGTAAAGGAAATTTCTACCAAGCTATTTCTTCTGATTCAAAAACAAAACATGGATATAATGCGAACTGTATTATATTTGATGAATTGCACACACAACCAAACAGAGATTTATATGATGTTTTAACTACATCAACTGGAAGTAGAAGAGAGCCTCTTTGTATCTCAATAACAACTGCGGGATTTGATAAAAATTCTATATGTTATGAAGTCTATAATTATGCAAAGCAAGTTAAAGATAAACTTATAGAAGATGAAAGTTTTTATTCTTCCATATTTGAGGCTGAGTTGGATTCAGATTTAACAGATGAAGAGGTATGGAAAAAATCCAATCCAAACTATGGAGTAAGTTTAAGGAAAGAATATATGAGGAGAGAATCTCAAAGAGCAATGGATGTTCCATCATATCAAAATACTTTTAAAAGATTAATGTTAAATATCTGGACTGACTCTCAGACTGCTTGGATAGGTGCAAAAGAATGGGAACTTTGCCAAGGGGAAGTTGATTTACAAAAATTAAAAAACAAAGAATGTTATCTGGGATTAGATCTTGCCAGTACAAGAGATATTTCTGCTCTGGTTTTATTATTCAAAGAAGATGAAAAATTTATTATAGTTCCATACTTTTTTATTCCAGAAGAGAATGCAAAGAAAAGAAGCGATAGAGATAAAGTTGATTATGTAACTTGGGTGCGGGATAATCATATTATTGCAACTTCTGGAGATGTTACTGATTACAATTTTATAAAACAAAAGATTTTAGATTTAGGAAACGAATATTTAATCCAATCTATTTGTTATGATAGATGGAACGCATCTCAATTAGTTATTGATTTACAAAATGAGGGAGTTCCAATGGAGCCGCTAGGGATGGGATTTCGGAGCTTATCTGCTCCATCAAAACAACTGGAAGCTTTAATTTTAGGAAAAGAAATTATTCATGATGGAAATCCAGTCTTAAAATGGATGATTGCAAATACTGTTATGGAAGAGGATGCTGCAGGAAACATAAAACCAAGTAAGAAAAAAAGTTCTGAGAAGATAGATGGTACAACAGCTTTAGTTTCTGCTCTTGCATGTTTTATGACTGAGGGAGGACATAGTTCAATTTATGATGATAGAGGTTTATTAATGTTATGATATATATTTATTCAGCAGATGGATTTGTGAGAGAGTTTTGGGATAGATCAAAAGAACATAAGACTTTAAAGGGAGCTTATGAATCAGTAGAACAAGAACATATTGAACTATTTGGTAAACGTAGATATTCAGATTATAATTCTTTTAGAGTTTGTAGAGATAGAAAAATAAAGGAAACAATGTTACATAACAAAAGAACAAGATAACAGTATAATTGCAAAAAATTATATAGTGGGAATACTGCAATCAATCCAAAACATATTTTCAAGACCTCAGAAAAAAGAAGAAAGAAGCATCAACTACACACTTCCTTATGGGCCAACAACTCAAGTTTCTCCAGAAACTGCATTAACTTTTTCAGCTGTTTGGGCTGCAATGAGATTACTTTCTGAAAGTATATCAACACTTCCAGTTGGAGTTTTTAGAAAAGAAAACAATGGAGATAATGTAGAAGTAGAATCTGATTTATCTTTTTTAGTTAAATACCAACCAAATTCATATCAAAACAAAATAACTTTTTACGAAAAGATTATTATGGATATGTTATCAGATGGAAATTCTTACGTTCAAATTGTAAGAAATAGAAACGGAAGAGTTTTAGAATTACTACCATTAAATTATGGAGATGTTGAAACTTATACTTTAGCAAATAAATTATATTATTCAGATGAAAATTCTGGAGAAACTCACGACTCAGAAAATATACTTCATTTTAAAATGATAACTGGACCAGATGGAATTTCTGGGCTTTCTCCAATTCAACAATGTAAAGATGCAATTGGATGGGGTATGGATGTGCAGACGTACTCGTCAACTTTTTTTCGTAACGGAGGAAAATTGAGCGGAATATTGGAATCAGATAGAGCATTGTCGGAACAAGCCATAGACAGATTAAGGAATAGCTTTAATAAAAATTATGGAACTTTAAATGGTAGTAACCAAACGGCAGTATTAGAAGAGGGATTAAAGTACAAAAGCATATCCGTAACTCCAGATCAAGCTCAGTTTTTAGCATCAAGACAATTTTCAATCCAAGAAGTGGCACGGATCTTCGGGCTCCCTCCGCATTTATTGAAAGATCTCTCGGCCAGTTCGTTCAATAATATAGAAATGCAATCTCAGGAGTTCGTTTCCTATTCACTTATGCCTTATATTTCTAAGATAGAATTAGAGATGAGCCTAAAATTATTTAGAAGAAATAACATTGGAAGAGAATATATCAAGTTTAATGTAAACGGATTACTCAGAGGAAACGTAAAAGATAGAGCAGACTATTATAAAACTGCAATTACAAATGGATGGATGACTGTAAACGAAGTAAGAGCAAAAGAAGATTTAAACAAAGTAGAGGATGGAGATAGTAATTACATTCAAATGAACATGACTACAATAAACAAAATAGGAACAGATGAAGAAGCTTAAAATCTGGGATAAAAAATTTAATAATATAATTATGGAAAAAAGAATATTTAACATTGAAAACAGATTTGAAACAAAAGAAGATGGCCAAGAAGTGGTTGTTGGATATGGAAGTATTTTTAACAGCCGATCCGAAAACTTGGGAGGATTTTATGAATATATATCTCCAACTGCAATTAGTGAAGAAACAATTGCAAAATCAGATGTACGTGCATTAATTAATCATGATGCAAATTTAATACTTGCAAGAAGTACATCAGGAACTTTAGATTTATCAGTGGATGAAAAAGGTTTAAAATATGAATTTGAAATTCCAGAAACTTCTTATGGAAAAGATTTAGCTATTAATATGAAAAATGGAAATCTGAATCAATCCAGTTTTGCTTTTACGGTGGGTTCTGACGTATGGTCCTCTGATGATGATGGAAATGATATTAGAACAATAACTTCAATTGATAAATTATATGATATATCTGTTGTCAGTTACCCTGCATACAGTCAAGCTGCATCTGATTTAGTAGTTGCTCAAAGAGGTTTAGCAATGTATAAAGAAAAACAAGAAATAAAAGAAGAGGAAACAGATTTGGTTGCGCGTTCGTTGGCGAAACTAAAAATTGAATTAATAAAACGAACAAAATAATAATAATAATAAAAAATTTTTTAAAATGAAATCAAGTATTGAATTGAAAGAAATGAGAAATGATATTATTGATTCTTTAGAAGTAATCAAAGAAACTGCAACTGCAGAAGAAAGAGATTTGACTTCAGAAGAAAACGATAACATGGATTCACTTCTTAAAAATGCAGATGAATTATCTGCAAAAATTGAAAGAGCTGAGAAAGTTGAAACTGAAATTAGAAATAATGTAAAGTTAGCTGGTACTCCAGTTCAAAAAATAAACACTGATAAAGCAACAAGAGGATGGAGTTTATTTAAAGCTATAAATGAAGTTAGAAATGGTGGACAACTTACTGGGATTGAAGCAGAGATGCATCAAGAAGCAGAAGGAGAAGCTAGAAAAGGTTTACAGGGAATTGGTATTCCAACAATGATGAAAGAAGAAAGAGCTATTGACCAAACAAATTCTGCAATTGCTCCAACTTCAATTGGTGCTTATGTAGATAGTTTAGCTGCTTCTGCTCTTTACGATAGAATCGGGGTGAATAATTTAGGAACTGTTGCTGCTGATACTGTTCTTCCAATAGCTGGAGGTTCAACTGTTGCATGGGCTGCTGAGGTTGCACAAAATGCTGATGGAGGTCAAGATTTTGACAAAGTAACTTTAACTCCAAGTAGAGTCACTGGTTATGCTAATCTTTCAAATGTTATCTTAGCTCAAAACGGAACTGCTGCTGAAGCTTCTGTAATGAGAGACATGGGACGTAATATGGGAACTCAAATTGATGCTGCTATGTTCGGTTCTACAAATGTTCTTTCTGCTCCTGGTTGTATAGTGGGAACAGCTGGAACTTTAACATTTACTGAATCTGCTGCGGGTGGTGCTGCTGGAACTTCTGCTGATATGTTAGAAGCAATCCAAACTATTGCTGATGATCATGGTTTAGATGGAAATCTTGCTTTTGTAAATTCGTGGTTTCTTTATTCAAATATTAAATCTGCAACTCAAGTAGCGTCTGTTTCTCCATTATATCAAGATGACAGATTAGCTGGTTATCCTGGATATTTTTCAAGTGCTCCTGCTAGTGTAGCTGCTACTTCTGGAGATGGTTTATTTGGAGATTTTTCAAGAGTTTCAATGGCACAATTTGGTCCAAGTTCAATAATGGTTGATCCATATTCAAGAGCTGAATATGGTGAAGTTCGTTTAATTATGAACAACTACTTTGGATGGGGTGTTGCTTCTGGTGCTTCATTTGTTAAATATACTACGTTAGCTTAACAGTATCTTATAATAACTTTAAAAAGGGCTGGTTTCAAAGCCAGTCCTTTTTTTTTAAAACTAAATTAAAATGTATAGAAGTCTAAAAGTAGACACTGCTCCAACTACTCCATTATTTACAACTGCTGAAGCTAAGGACTTCTTGAAAGTTGATACTACTGCAGATGATACTTTAATAGATAATTTAGTATTTGCTGCAACAGAATCTTGCCAAATTTATACAAATCAGTATTTTATTAAGCACACTGTTTCCCAATATTCAGATAATTGGGATGGTATTTATACACTATATAAAAGTCCAGTTTCTGCCATTACTCATATTAAATATTATGATACTGATGATACAGAACAAACTTTAGATCCTTCTAATTATATTTTAGATGATGTTTCAAAACCTGCAAGAATTGGTTTGGCTGTAGATGGAACTTTACCAAGTTTATCTGATAGAATAAACGCTGTTCATGTTAAATACACTTGTGGATATGGTACAGCCTCAACAGATGTTCCAGATGGAATTAAACAGGCTGTACTTTTAACAATTGGAAATTGGTACGAAAATAGACAATCTGTAATTTCAGGAAGAACAGCAACAGAACTTCCTTTATCAAGTCAATATTTATTAGACCAGTATAAAATACAAGTATGTTAAGCATCGGCCAATTAGATAGGAGAATTGAAGTTAAAGCTCCAACTTATACAATAGATGACTATGGAGAGGCAACTAAAAATTATGATGATACTCTTTACACTTTATGGGCTCATGCAGATTGGAAGGCAAGCAGAAGAAAAGAAGAATCTCAGGAACAAGTACAAGGAACAGATTTAGTTTTTTATGTACGTAATTTAGGAATTACAATTTTAGGAACTTACAGAATAGAATATGATTCCAAAACTTATATTATTCATGGGATAAAAGAAATAGATGGAAGAGAACAATTTTTAGAAATAGAAACAAAAGTAAAAGATAATAACTAATGGCTGATGGTGTTACAGTTAAAGCTCAAGGATTAAAGGAAATTGACCAAATGTTTAGGAATCTTCCTAAAGATGTAAACAGTGTTCTTGTTTGGGGGCAATTCTGGAAAAAAGTTAGTAAACCATTACAACAAGCAGCAGAAAAAAACGCTCCATTATTAAAACCTGCAAGCAGAAAAAATGTTTCATATCCGAGAACTAAAGGAGAAAAACAAGAGGGAACAAAGAATTTAACAATTGCAAGAGGAACATTAAAAAATTCTGTTATATTTTACAGAACATCAGCTTCAAGAAAAAAAGATGTTCATGGAGCATATATTGGACCAAGAGTAAAAGGAAAATATAAAAAAAATATGGGAGGATTTTATGGAGCATTTGTTGAATACGGACATAAAAACAGAGGAGGAGGAATGTCTAAAGCTAACCCTTGGATGGCAAAGGCTTTTAGAGAAAAAAGTCAATCTGTTTTAGCAACAGGATTTAAAGATGCAACAGATATATTTGTAAAAGCCGTAAGAAAATATGAAAAGAAAATGTCTAAAAATTTAGTTTAGGATATTAAAATGGATATAGGAAAAGCAATATATAAAATTTTAAGCGACAATATAGCTGTATCTTCTTTAGTTACTAACTATAAAGGAATAAGGATTGCTCCAAACGTAATGAAGCAAACCTCAGCATTTCCTTTTATTGTTTATGATGTAAATTCAGATACTCCAGAAGGACAAAAAGATTCTGTTGCTTTATTAGATAAAGCTTCTGTTATGGTTTCTGCATATTGCAAAACCTATGCGGAAGCTTCTACACTTGCAAACTATATAAGAACGGCTTTGGATAGAGTTAATGGTTTATATGTAGGTGTAAATATTCAAGCAATTAATTTCCAAGGATATGATGATGTTTTTGATGATATGAGTGGTTCGGATGGT